TTTAACAAAAATGAATATCCATCATTAGATTTGGCTACAAAAGAAGATATTTGCACTATTTTAGGATTGAAAAAATGGGCAACAAAAGAGCAAATTTTATCTGAACTAAATATAATATTATGATTACAAACTATAATAACCCATATGTTCATATTAGACAACTATCTAAATCTACAGAATCTGAAATAAAATTTAAGATTAATATGATGTTAAGAAAACAGAAGCTTTTAAATATTAAAAACTGTAATGAAAACTGAAAGTAAAATTGTTCTGAATGCAGTACAGACTTTAAAATATTACTGTTTAATGCTGAAGAATAAAAAAAGAAAACAGAAACTTAAAAAACTGAGTAATGTTCAATTTAGGAGATAAAATTATTGATAAGTCATTTAGCAATGAAGTTTTTACATTTAAAAAATATAGTGCTAATAATATATTATCCCATTATTTTTTTATATATGAAGATGAATATTTTCATTATGTAGATAATTGCATTACATTATCAGAATTTAGAAAACAGAAACTTAAAAAACTGAGTAAATGTTAAGAAAAGGAGATGTATTAAGGTACAGATATGACGATAATAAGATTGTTACATTTGATTCTTATGTACTTGATGATCCTAATTTCTTTTTCACTCAAGAAATTCCAGGTATGTTTAATTATATTCCTAATTTTATAACAGCATCTGAAATTAGAAAGCATAAATTAGAAAAACTAAATAAATGATACAAAATATAGACATTAAAAATATTCATATTAATGATACTGTTATTGCAGTTAATATAGGTAACACTAGTTTAGAATTAAATAAAAAATATTATATTAAAGAAATTGATTATTTTCATAGTATAGAGCAATACTATTTTAAATTATATCATATGGGAGATGAAGGATTTTTAATTAGTAGATTTGATATTGATTTGAATGATATTAGAAAAAATAAATTAGAAAAAATAAATAAATGCTAAAACCAATTGATATTAAAAATATACAAGTCAATTCTGAAGTTGTTGCAGTTTCTACTGATATGAGCAATTTAGAAATTGGTAAAATATATAAAATCAAAGAAATTGTTCACATAGAAGAATTTAATGTATATCAATTTAAACTTTTCAAAATGAGAGATACTAGATATTTAATAGATAGATTTAATTCTGATATTAAATCAATCAGGATGGAAAAATTAAATAAAATATCAAATCATGATTGACATTAAAAAATTAAAAATAGGAAATAAAGTAATTGCAGTCAATGTTAATTTTTCTGAATTAATATTAAATAAAAAATACACAATTAGTTATATTGATGTTTGTGATAATTCATGTAATGACCGAATTAGATTGATTGAGACTGGTAATAAGTTATATTATGATTTTAGATTTGATATTGATTTAAACTACATCCGAAAGGAAAAATTAAATAAAATATCAAATGATTAACCTCAAAACATCAAAAATTGGTGATAAAGTAATTGCTACTGATGTCACTCATTCTTTATTGACATTAAATAAAAAATATACAATTAGTGAAATTATTTATAATAACTCTGATTTTGATGACTATAATTTTTGTGTAAGACTTAAAGAAACTGCATTAATTATATATTTTCCGTATAGATTTAAATATGATTTGAAAACATCAAGAAATAAAAAACTTAAACAACTATGCAAAAAATAAAATCTTTTAAAATTGGAGATAAAGTTATTGTTATTGATGATAGTAATAACAATTTAATTCTGACTAAAAAATATACAATTAGTGGAGTTTTTCATAGAGAATCATTAGATAATATTCCTGAACATAATCATTATTTAACATTCATAGAGTCTGGTGAACAAAAATATTTCAGTTATAGATTTGATTTTGATTTAAAAACATCAAGAAAGAAAAAAATTGAAATCTTATGTCAAAAATAAAAATTGAATATTTGAAAATTGGTGATGATGTAGTTGTAATTAATAATAACAATACAATATTAGAATTTGGTAAAAAATATAAAATTAAACAAATTCATTTCAGTGTAAAATTTAATAAATATTACTTATCATTAGTAGGAAATTCCGATTTGAGATATAAAATTAAACGATTCAAATTAGATATTAAAACTGAAAGAAAACAAAAAATAGATAAACTTAAAGAATATGAAAGTATATAAAATTTACGAAATATCATATAGATATGGAGATGAACAAACCCCAGATGAAACGATCTTCACAACACCAGAAGTTAGAGATGAGTATTTTAAAGAACTTCTTAAAATTAGCAAAGAAAATGATCGTCTAACTGAAAGATTAGATTCAACAACAGAAAATGAATTTGTATTTGATGATGGCGGTAAATGGTCATATGAAACTAAAAAATCAGATGAAGATATGAAAATAATTGAATCATTTACCATTAATGAAAAAGGATTGTTTAGGTTTTCATATATGAAATAATATGGTAATTGATAAACAATTTGGAATATGGGATTATAATGTTTCAACTTTATTAGATGATTTAGCATATTTCTTCTGTATTCAAGATTTTCATTCTGAAAATTATTATGAAGAGAAAATACCAACACAAAATCAATTTATTAAATGGTATAAGAGAAGTGATTATGGAATTAAAATGTATAAAAAAGCAAATAAATATCATTATAGAGAATTAATAAAACAAAAAATAGAAACTTTGAATAACATATAATAATGTCAGAAACTACAGATCAAATAAAATTATTAAGAGAATTGGCAATTAAACTTCACAAGAAATTTGTCAATAATATCAGAAAAAATAAATTACAAAAACTAAATGATAAGTTATGCTGATTAGTAAAAAAATAAATGGAGTTCCAGATATTGATAAAAAAATCTTAGAAGAATTTACAAGGAAAATGAATAAACATTTCCGTAATAAAGATAGGAAAGAAAAATTAAATAAATTAAATGAAAAAAGATAAAACATTTGCATGGTTTCCATTATTGACAGAAGATAATGAATTGATTTGGCTAAAACATCTAAACGTAGAAGATAAACATTTTGAGCACAATTTTGAATTTTGGTGGTTTGGCGAATATATGAATTTATGTATTGGTTATAATAGAAATGTGTTTTCTAAAATAAAATAATAATGGCAGCATCAAAAACAAAAGTTAAAATAGACGATGGTATTTATAATGCTATTTGGATATCAGATAATTTAACTATATTATCTAATGATAATAAAGAATTAGTTACAATTAAATCTATTATGAGAATAATTGGTGATAATCTTCAAAAAGAAAAAGTTGAGATAATAAAAGGTATTGTGAGTTTTTACTATAAATAAAAAATAAATATGAAAAACAGTTTATCAAAAAGAAATGTAGATATTAAAAATGGAGAGTACAATGCTCTTTGGAGTGGATATGAGTTAGAAATATTATCAAATGAAGATGTGTCAGATGATATATTAGCAATCATTCCAACTATCAATGGAGTGAGAGGGATGAACTGTAAGGTTCGAGTTGAGGTTATTGATGGATTAGTTTATGAGTTATAAAAATATTAAATAAATAGATAAATAGAAATATTTAACTATTTATTTTTCTTTATATGATAACTATTTACTATCTTCGTAATATATCAAAATCGTTTTTTATCTAGTATAAATTATCAAATCTTTATAATATGAAAGCAAAAAAAGTAAATTCTGTTTTCCCTATAAATTTCAATTATAAAAAATCAGTTGATGCATTTGATAATTATATTAAATCTAATAGTGATTGGATTAAATTCAAAAACAAATATAAAATTCCAGATAAATATATCACAGATGAAAATAAAGATTTATTTATTTTCATGAAAAATTCTGGATTGAACGCTGAACAAGCATTTTTAAGTAAAATTAAAGAAATAGAAAATATATGCAAAAAATAACAAGTTTGTTAGACATCAATTATATTATTAATAATAAAGTTGATTTAAAAGACGATAGAGGTTATGTGATACCTTTTATGAGATTTATGAGTTATTCATTAATTCAAGTTGTTAGATTAATTAATTCTGGAAATCATACATACAATTTAAAATAAATATGCGGAAAGGAAAAATTTTTACATCTGAAATGGTTAAAAATGGAGTTTTTGAAAAAGTAAAAAATAGACTTGATATCATAACTGTCAATTATCACATCAAAAATAATATAATATATTTTGATGAAAAAGAATTGATAAAATTACCTACTTATGAAAAAGAATATTATATTCCATATGATGATGAAACTGGATATAGTATATATACAATACACGAAAAAGATTTAATATAAAAATAATGGAAAAAGAAGAATTAATAACATTTGAGACCGCAAATTTAGCAAAGAAAAAAGGCTATAACATACCAAGTAAATATTATTTCGAAGACCTTACTGATTGCATTTTCAGCGAAGAAAACAAAGAAGACTCAATATTTGAAAGTAGATTTGAACATCCAAATATATATGCAAGACCTACACAATCAGAACTACAATCTTGGCTAAGAAAACAAAAACAGATTTTTTTAGAGATTGATACTGATTGTACAACAGCTCCTAAATTTTGCTTTAGTATCGATAAATTTATTGGTAATCCATTGGACTTAACTGAAAAAGAATGGTGCTGGTATCATCACAAAGATTTTGAATTTTCACTTTATAGAAAATATGAAGAAGCCTTTGAATATGGACTTAAAGAAGCACTTAAAATTATATAAATTATGAATGAAAACGATTGTGTTTTAATAAAAAACAAAGATTTAGAAGCACTAAAAGAACCTTATTATGTTGCTAAAAAAGAATTTGATTTATCACTAAAAGAACAAAAAAAATTATATCAGGAGGAAGAAACAAAACTACGTAATGAAATTTACGAGTTAAAAATGAAAATAAAAAATAATCCTCCTTCTATTGATCCAATGAAAATTAAAATTATTTTTGAGGATTATAATCGTGAACGTAATTATAATGATCGTACTACTCCTTATAATTATATTGACCCAGTTAATATAAAATTAGATCAACCTTTACATATACAAATCAATAGAATACTTTCTAGTTTTTCTGAAAAATTGTTTAATAAATCAATTGAAAAATCAGAAGAAATAAAGAAAATTAATATTAAAACATTAACAGAAGAAGTACAAAAGAAATGTTACACTGAAGTTTCAAACATGGAGTACTTTGAAAGAAGAAACTTTTTAAAGAAATTTAAAATTAAACGAACAGAAAAAGTATGAAAAAACTAAAAATATATTGTGGAGTAACAATCGAAGATTTGTGTGATAAACAACGTCATCCTTTAACTGAAGTAATAAATGCTGAATTTTTAGTTAGAAATTTGAAAGATAAATCAGATGGTATTGCATATTCAAATAGTCCAGACTTTGTATCAACTGTTAAACATTTATCTTATAAGTATAATATTGAAACTGAGTTCTTCCTTGATGGAATTTCAACTGGTGAAGACATAGATGATATATTTGAAGACTTTAATAAATCATATGAATTAATGGATAAACTAATAGAACAATAAAATGAACAATGAATTTAATTTAAAAAAATTACAAGAAGTAAGTAGTATTGTAATGTTTATTTATTTGTGGTCCCTTACAAAAGAGGATCACAATAATAAAAATAATCATAATGAAGAAGAAGAAGGATATTGACTTTTTTTCGAAATAAAAATGATTAAAAAAAGAGAGCAAATTAATTTGCTCTCTTTTTTTTTGTTATGATACTAAATCTGATGAATTTGCATTCGCATCAACTATTGTCATTTTATCATATATTAATCTTTGATATGGATATTGTGAAGATACAAATAATTCTTTTGTGTAATTTCCATATACATAACTTGAATATGTGAAATCCATTCCACCTGAATTAGAATTAAAATTGTCGCAAATATTATTCATAGTAAAATTACTTCCAATATAATTACCTTGAAAATTACTTCCAATTATATTATTATAACAATCACTACCAATATTATTACTACCAAAATTATTAGAAATTTTATTACCTCTAAAATTATCACTGACATCATTATTAGATGCATTCGTTCCAAAAGAATTATCAGAGCAATTATTTCCAAAATAATTGCTTTGACTTCCATTTCCAATAATATTATTATAAAAATTATCACTAATATTAAGATCATAAGAATTATTACCTATTATATTACCATAACAGCTATTACCAAAATAAAGTTGTTGATTCTGATTTCCAATAATATTATTATAACAATAATCACCAAAATAAATTTGATTGTTTTCATTACCAATAATATTATTATAAAAATTATAATTTATTTCACAATTATTAAAACCATAACTTATTGCGTTGTGAGAAAAATCATTTAAAATTCTATTTTGAATAAATGAATTTCCAATTATATTTCCACTGAAATTTTTAAATATAACATTAGTTTGAAATTTATTAGAAATTACATTACCATGAAAATTTTTAGAAATCATATTATTAGAAAAACCGTTTCCTATGTTATTATTATAAAAATTATCTCCACTTATTGTATTTGCTGATATAAATTGTTCAAATTTATTTCCATAAACAGAATATGATTGATTATACTCATCATTTCCTGCTAAATAAAACACAGTATTACTTAAAGATGAATTATCTCTACTGTTATTTTGTGTATATGTATCATTTATAACATCAAATATATTATCCTTAACATTTACTTCATATGTATTCCATTGATCAAATCCATGAAATGTAAGTACATCAATATAATTTGAAGTATCACTTACTCCACTTGCACCGCTATAATTACCAGTATAATTAGATGATGCTCCAGAACTACCAGATGAGCCAGAACTACCAGATGAGCCAGAACTACCAGATGAGCCAGAACTACCAGATGAGCCAGAACTACCAGATGAGCCACTCGTACTACCTGATGGACCAGCTACAAGTCCTGCCTGAAGATAATCTACATTCCATCTTCTAAATTTAACGTTTCTAAAATCATATCCAAGTATGTTATTATTTTTAGTATCTTCACGTTTATAAATAAATCCTTTATATCCAGGTATCATTGTTACTCCTGTATTATTAAAAGTCATTACACTTCCTTCTCCGTTATCATAAACATCAGATAATGCAGCATCTTGATTCCAATATTCAGTTTTCCAATCATAATAAATAATATCCTGAGGATATAATTCTGAATAAGCTTTATTATCTAAAACAGATTTAGATTTTGCCATAATTGTTAATGGTTCTAAATCTCCAGTATTTATGCCATTATTTCCGCCGTTTGCATCGATTATATAATGGACAGTTCTATAGTCAGTTATTTTATAATAGCAGCCTTCTGTTAATCCACTACTAATTGTTAATCCTGTTAATTGATTGTATGTAACTTTTATGACGGTACTTCCTGTTGATGAACCGCCACCTGTACCACTTACTCCTGATGTACCTGATGTACCTGATGCACCATTTACTCCTGATGTACCATTAGAGCCAGTACCAGTAGTACCAGAGAATGTATACACTTCATTAAAATTGTTATTTATTTTAATAAATGATTCTCTTAAATTATCTCCAGTGCCATCATTTGGATAAGTACCGATATTAATTATTTGTTTACTCATTCGTTATTATTATTTTTATTGTATATATTAAATAATAAAATTGAAAAAATGAATAAAAAAAGAGAGCAAATTATTTGCTCTCTTTTTTATCTAATTGAATAATCAATTATTTTTAATTCTTTGAATGATTTTAATAATAGAATTTTATTCATCTCATGATCATAATAACCAAAATAATTATAATCATTAAATTCCTTCTTATTGATTAATATTTTCTCAATTAATATATTTATCTTATACTCATTTTCATTATAATTCGATTCTAAAAAATTCCAAATATATTTATGATCACACCAAATGAATTTATTGTCTGTATCTTGAATGAATAAACATTCTCCATTTATTTTATGATTTAATAAATCATCATTAGAAATATTATTCAATTTTAATAATTTATTTTTCCTTATATAAGATTCATCATAATACCAATAAATTTGATGATATAAATTTTCACTAACCACTGGATAACATGACAACAATTTGTCTAATAACCAATTTCTTAAATCATCTGTTGACATATCAAATATTATTGTCAGTTTTAAATTTACTTAAATATTCTACTTGCTTGTAATGAGATGAATTAATCAAATCTTTTATGATATAATATACATCAGTAGTAGAATATTTAAGAATATTATTTTCAGATTCGATATCAATATTTTTATTTGAAATTTTTATGTCAATTTCTTTTTTTATTTTTTCTTCTTCTTTCTTCTTATTTTCTTTAATACTTAAAAAATAAACAGACATAAATAAATGATTTAATTCAACTATACTATTTTTAGTTATAATATTTTTATCACTACTACCAATAATTTTACTTGAATCATCTTTACCCCAATAAAACTCTTTACCTCTAATATCTACTATATATTCGACATGATTTCCTATTATATCTAATCTTAGAACCTTTGCTATTATATTGGCTGTGCTTGGATAATATGAATAAATCCAATCACCTGGTACTACATCAGATTCATCATCTAAAACATACATATTAAAATTATTATTTTTAACATCAAGATATCTCTTTGATGCAAAATAATTATTATTTATGTCAGTATGCACATAAGACTTACCAATAGTAGGTAATATAACTATATCAGTATATTCTTCAATTTGTTTCATCATTTAATTTTTTTATTAGAAAACTTAACTTTTATTCTCTGAAGTAAATTTAACTTATTATTATATTCTGATTTATATTTATTCATATCTCCAATATTATATATATTAAGAGTGTTTTCTTCACTCATTATGTCCCTGTCAAATTTATAAACTTTCAACTGAATCAATATAAAAGAAAACTGAATAATGATAAATAGCCATGCAATTAATCTTATTGTATTATTATTTGTGAATGTTGCAATTATATTTAATATAATTGATATTAAACAACAAACCCAAGTCATTAAAACATAAACTGGTTGCTTCTTAACAAATACTAAAATTTTCTTCATAACTAATAAAAAATTCTTCATAATATATATTTTGTGCAAATATACTAATTAAATTTCAAATATGAAAACATATTTATAAAAAAAGAGAGATAAATTATTATCTCTCTTTAATTTGTTGTTTCTTATGAACAACTATGCTTTCTTGGCTTTGTCAAAGTTCGTGATGTTTTATATCATCACAAATTAACTACATTAATTTATATCTCTATTTTATTTAAAAGTTTAATTAAATGTTGAATTTGTTAGTATCAAATATATTCTTTAATTCTTCTTTGTTCTTGGACCAATTGATTATTTCAAATCTTGAAAATGGTATTGTATTTGAATATTTATAATCTCTAACATTTTTATATTTTCTTAAAGAATCTGGAACGTTAATGAAATGTACTTGATAAGGTTCTACTCTATTATCTTCATTATCAATTCCTATTATTTTTCCTATTTGATTACTAAGATATAAATTCAAATCAGGACTATATTTGGTATTACAAATTACATAATCACCAACTTCTGGTTCTCCTTCATTAAAAGATTCGTATAGTTTAAATCCTGTTATCATATATTAAATTTATTTGCATTTATTAAATATTCTAAATCTTCTTTTTTTTCAGAATAACCAACCATTTGAGAATGATAAAATGGTTTTATATATCCACTATCAATCTTTGTGAAAAACTGAACTAATTCTTCTGGTACATTATCATATCTTATAACTAAGTTTTTTTTATCGTATTCTTCACCATATAAAACTCCTATTGTGCTATCAATAAATCCTTTCAAATTATATAGTATATCATTTCCACTATTCCAATTATATTCAATTACTATATAATCTCCAACTTTATATTTAGATAACCTTTCAAATTGTTTTATGTATTTCATATATTAAATTTGTTTGATTGTAGTAAAGGTTCTAATTCTTTTGAATTTTTTGCCCAATATATTATATTTTTTCTATTTACGAACCAAGTACCTGAAAAATCAATAACATATGAAGTAGAGTTAGCTTCATATAGTATATCAATTAATCTATGAATACCATTATTCACTAAGTCAATTGTTCCTTTTTGATAATATGTATCATCTTCGATATCAACAATTACAAAGTCACCTTTCTCTGGCTCTCCTTCATTTATTGATTCATATATTTTAAATTTTGTAATCATATATTATATATATTAATTTTTTATATTAAAAATAAAAAAGAGTAGATTTTAAATCTACTCTTTTTATGTTAATTGAATTGATATTCTATTACACTCTGTTCTGCATTAGTTAATCCAATTCCTAATATATTAATTCTTCCTCTATAAAAATTCTTAGGTGGTATAACACCATAATCTAACTTAATACTCATCGTATGTAATTTACCAACTACTTTATTTAATGGTTGAATAACACCCATGTCTAACGATATATTCAAATTGTTTATTTTAGTCATTATTTTATTTTATTTTATTTTTATTAAGCGTAATCTTCATCAAAATGAGCATTTAGTTCAATTCTAAAAAATTTAATAGCTGGAATTTTATAATAATAATTAACAGAATCAGCAGATAAAATAACAAATTCATTGTCTGCAGTTGTAATTGCATAATCACTATAATACGATATTTTATCACTTGTTATTTCACTAAATAACACAGGTAAATCTATTCTATCTCCTATTTTATGAAATAACATTAACACAATTCCGAAAAAAGGACAGCTAAATTTAGGAAAGCTAACAGAAGGAGTATTAATGTCGTCATAAGGTATAATTTCTTCTGATTCAAATGGAATGCTCAACACTTTACGTACTATTGTACCAGATCCTTCATTTAACAATGAATAGTTTAGAACATCAGTTCCTGTTTTGAAAAAATAATCTGGTAAATATTGAGTACCATTATATAATACTGCTGAAAATACGTCCTTAATTGTATTACACACTTTGTATAATGTATCGGCTTCTAAAGTACTTCCAGTTGTTAATATAGTAATATCCAATAGATTTTGTTTTTTACCGAAGTAATAACCAAATGCACTACCATCATCTTCCATTGATTGACTACCTTTAAATTTAACACCGTTAGGTATAGATATTGTGGTATGACTTCTCATTCTATTCCATATTTGATCAGATGCTGTATTAAAATCAAAAGTATTATCAACATTACCTCTGAGTAAAGTAGCTGCATTAACTACATCATCAGAACCATCAGAATTAACATTAATTTGAACATCTAAATCTGTAGGTAATATAGGATTAGCAGGACCAAAACATCCTACATATCCACCTAAGTCAGATGCATATAACGCTTCATTATTCGACTGCGGATTTAAAGAATAATCTAATATACTACCATCAGTATTATACATATTGAAAATGTTGCCTGATGTTCCGCCATTTCTTGATTCTTTTATAATTCTACAAGTTTCATTTCCAAAAGAATCTATCATAAAAAGAGAATCTAAGTTTTGCTGGCTCATTCCAGATTCTAAATATAGATTTCTAATTATCTGTATATTTGTTTTTGAATCATTAGTCCATTCAGGCTGTATTAATGGAATATTATTATATTTAAATATACAAGTTGATGGGAATACAACATATTTATTTGTTCCATTACTTGTATTAATCCAATTATATTCAGATACTTGAATACAATTTTTTATTGTACAACTACCTATTTCGTTTCCTAAAAAAGTAGATTGTAATATATTCCTGTCTCTTCTACCATCATTAGAAGAACCACGAGCGATATTCTCAACTAATAAATAACTAAAATTATTTAATGATGAAACATTATATGATTTTATTATTGAATGAGACCAAGCTCTACTATTAACTGATCCACTCACGGAATCTACTGTCATATTATTGCAAAATGGTCCTTCATATATAACTGGATTATAATTTAAGAATAATAATTGTTGATTAATATCATCTCCAATTAAATTTTTATTATTTAATTGAAAATATTCATTTATTACACCTCTAAAAATTATATATGTTACTCCAATTTTTTGATTAGCCTTAAATATAGATTTATATGGATATTCACGAGTACCATCTCCTGAAAAATCATCTCCAATATAAGTATGTACAAATACAGTATTTATATTAGTTATTTGTGTGACTGAATCTGTACCATCATCATTTGGAACGAAACGTGTTTTAAATAAATTTGTCATAATTAATTAATTTTTATTTTTATTTGTAAATCTGAGCAAGCCCAACTACTTTGATCACTATAAATATATTGAGGATAAATTGTTATTGTAAATTTATCAAATATAACGGTATAAGAAATTGGTCTATTAAATATATCTAAAGAATCTGGAATTAGTTTATCATTAATTAAAATATTAACATTCTTATTATACCATTCTTTAAATTCTGAACTTTGCATAGATAGTAGTTTGGTTTCATCAAACTCTGTTGTGCCTGTTATTTGTATCATTTTTTTTTATATTTTTTTTAATTAAATTGATATTCTATTATACTTGGTGGAGCCACATCACAACTAGGTCCAAATGTACTAAGAGTACAAATAATAGGTTTATCTACACTTATACCTAAAAACATCATTTCAGGTTTATGTATAATACTAGTTGATAATCCTAAAAAACCCAATTCATGATCATGTGCAGCATTAGTTGATAATCCTAAAAAATTCAATGAAAGGTTATTATTCCGCATAATTTAAATTTAATTCTATTTTAATATAAACTATAACTTGGGGTCTTAATGTAACTCCTGTTATAAAATTTAAATCAAATGATTCATTATCAGCATTTGTTACTGCCCAATTTCCATATTCAGTTAAATTTATATCTGAAATTACACCTAATTCAGACAATTCATTAAATAGAACAGGAACATTCGCATCTATGTGATACCAAATTTGACAGATATCATTAAATGGTGTTGAATATCTTGGATAAGAACTAATTTGTGTTAAAGAATCATAAGGTATAATTTCAACACTTTCACAAGGAACTGATGATGTTGTAAATGTTCTATTCTTTCCAAAATAAAATCTATCTATTAACCCACTTTTTAGTTGAGCTTGACCACCTCCAGGTTTCATACCTCTTGCATATGATAATACGTTACTTCTTGTTCTATTTCTAGTTTGAATAGAATCTTGTGAAGCGTAGAATCCAACTTTTCCGTTGCTAATCAATAAATCTGGTGTTGTTACTAAATCGTCACTACCATCTGAATTAACATTGTTTATATCACCAAACACTAATGGATTACTACTAAACTCACCAGATATATTAGGTTTGTAACAACCAACATACTGATGATCAAGTAATGTAGGATTAGCCATATAAAGAGCAATATTATTTCCATTAACATTAAGAGTATAATCAGATATAGATCCATCAACATTATACCTATTAAATATTGGATATATAGAATCATCTACAATCTTATTAGTTTGTCCTATAGATATATCTGAATAAAATGATGTGTCTATTAATAACCTCATATAAGTTTGAGATGTGCCAGATAATGTATTAGTAGCATAATTAGTTAATGATGATAACAACTCAGGTATTGAATTTATATTATCAGTATCTGGAATTATTTCTCCATTCCATTTCCAAACAGTTGTTTTTCTAAATAAACAATATTTGAATATTGGATAACAACTTAATGCTACTCTTGGAAATAAATCAATCATTGATACATATATATTAGAATCCTGTATCATACCAGTTGAATCTGTCCAATTATCAAAATTTAAAAATGTTGTATTAGAATCACCATTAGAATAAGATGCAGCTCGTGATGATGATTCTACAAAATTAAAACTATTTTGTCCATATGAACCTAATCCTTTTCTAGTAACGAAACAATTTTTTACTTCTCCATAATTGCCTGTAACTTCTAATACTCTAAGATTATATAAATTTGCGGTATAACTTCCATTACATATTCCATTAATATCAGCAGATACATTATCACCTATTATATCAACATATGATGATATATTTTCTATTGTAGGACCGCTTAAAACAATTGATGATGCTGTACCCATAGCGGATATAGCCTTGGTTAAAGTGGCATATGGCAACTCTCTTGTTCCTGGATTAGTGTTTAATCCAACTATTGTACTAACAAATTTAGTGTTTGTATTTGTTAGTACAATGTTACTTTTTGGATGATAGTATATTCTAAATATTCCCATAAATTATATATTTTTTATTATTTTTAATTAAATTGATATTCTATTATACTTGGTAATGCAGGATCTGTACTTATACCAAAAAATGTTATATCACCTGGTACTAATGTTTCAACTGTTATGTTGATAAGTGATATTTCTGCAGGCATACCGCTAACAAATTGAGTGCAAGAAATAAAATCTATTGATATGTTATTAATACGTTCCATTATAAATAATAATTAAGATTTATTTCTACTTTAGCATAATAGATTTTTATGTTATTTAGTTTTATACCAGGTAATGAGCTTAATAAAAAACTTTCATAATCAGCATTTGTAACAGCCCAATTTCCGTACTCAGTTAAATTTTTATCAGTCACTATTCCAAATGATAAAAGATCATTAAATAAAATAGGTAAATTTGTTGTTGAGTTATACCACATTTGACACACACCATTAAACATAACTGAAAATCTCGGAAATGATGAAGGTTCTGTCATACTGTCATATGGAATAATCTCTAATGATTCTTGAGGTAAAGATGGAGAATCTGTCACATTATATGCTTGAAATTTACCAAAAGAGAATCTACTTTCTAATCCAGATTTAACTTGTCCTTGCATTCCAGCTAAAGAAAAACCACGTTTAAAAGTAAATACATTAGAACGAATTCTATTTCTTATCTGAACTGAATCAGCGGAACTAACAGTAAAATTACTATTGCCATTAAAAACTAGCATATCAGGAATTGTAACTAAGTCGTCAGAACCATCAGAATTCACATTTAATACATTGTTAAATGTTATCACATCAGCATTTGCTTTGTAACATCCAACATAGTTTTTTTGATCGCTCATAGTTAAAGCAATGTTTTCAGAATTCAAAAACAAAGAATAATCAATAGGATTGTCATTTGTGTATCTATTAAATATTTTTTTGCTTCCTTCAATAGATGGTCTATCCTCAACTACCTTACATGTTTGTCCATTAATATCTATGTAAAATAAAGGAGACGTAATTTCATTTGGAAACATAGTCTGACAGTATGCTTTTTCCGTTGCATCTACAATGGTATTAGAAAAAATATACCATGCTGAAATTACATCTGCCATATAATCATTCAATATATTACCATAAGTACCATAGTTAATAGGAACTATAATACCTTTCCATTTCCAAATTATTGTTTTTCTAAATAAACAATATTTGAAAATTTGAAAATTTGATATATTTGATACTGATGTATAATTATATAAATCTACTTCAATAACAAATATGAAATTTAATAAATTGACACCTGATATTTTACAATAATTTTTAAAATTTAATACTGTATTATTTTTAATATTCAATCCATTACTTATTCCATTATTTGAACCTCCTTCTACTAAGCTATTGTAATTGTTAATAAAGTTACTCTCAACTATTGATGAACTCATTAACATTGTGTTTATACTTGAATTTATTATACCTCCAAGTCCAGTGAATTGTAATATTTTTATACCATAAAAAATGCTTGATCCATAATAATTACATGTCCAACTACCATTTAAATATGCATCTTCTCCATCTCCTATTAAATATCCATGAAAAAATGATGCTGGATTTTCAATAGTTTCTCCTCTATATAATATATTACGAGCATTATCATCATATAATGATGTAAATTTTGTCAATGTCGCAATTGGAAATTCTCTTGTTCCTGGATTATTGTTGTTGCCAGTTATTGAACATACAAATGTGGTGTTTGCATCAGTGAGAACAGTATTTGTAACTGGATTATAGTATCTTTTAAATATTCCCATAAACTAGATATTTTTTAAAATTAAAATCTTGATTTCCAACAATTGGATAATATTCAGCCTCTACTGTTATATTACCAAATATCCAAGTCGATGGTCTTCCAAATTTATCAAATGTTGAACAAGTTTTTGATTCATCATTCTTAAAATTTATTTTACTTAAGCATTCAGTTTGAAACCATATCGTAAATCCAGATGATTGAAATTCTAAATCTTTAGATTCATCAAACTCTATTGTGTCTGTTATTTGTATCATATTTTATTTGTTTTTTAGAAAATTATAATCGCATTAGCATTGTCATATCCAGTTTGTATTGCAATATCTAAAATAACTAAGTCAGTTAAAGCAGGTAAAGTTACTCCAACTAATGTTATTTCATCGTAAGTAATATCACTAATTGAAACAGTTACTCCTGAACAGTTAGTTGTTAATAATACTCTTGATATTGTTTTATCTGTTATCCATTGAAATCTTTGAGGACTTGGTGTGCTATTTGCTCCAATTTTACTTAAAGATAAACTTTGAGGTATAATTGATGAATCAACAGTAATTCCATTTCCGTCAATACAAAGATGAATTTCACCACCATTAATAGGAGTAGGGTAAGAACCATCATTTTTCTTACAATAATATAATTTTCCTCCTGATATTTCAACAAACTGTCCTACACAATTATTATAAGTACCTCCATTTATCGTAGTAAATGAAGAAGATAATCCTTCACAATTAGTAAAAGTACCAGAGCAAATTCCATTAAAACTACCGTTATTCCCTTTACAATTTAAAAATGTACCAGTTAAATTATTTACTTGAAAAATTAATACAGAATTTACATCTGTAAATGTTCCAGATAATGTATCAATTGAACTTGAAAATAATGGCAAATTATTAGAACTGAATATGTTTTTGAAAATACCTGAGCAATTAAAAATACCTGAAAACCCAGATCCCATTGTAATATTTATATTCTTAAATGTTCCAGATGCAGTAACATCACCATTAGTAGTATCAGCTTGAATTTGTCCAGAGCAATTTTCAATATATAATTCTGGAAAATTTCCTGTTAGTTTTAAGCCACCGTCAATAAAGTTAATACCATTTATTTTTATTTTATTATTAGTAATTATAACACCAGAACCACCAATATTTACATCGATATTTCCAGTAGATGAAACTAAATTTATATTTTGAGTATCTAAATTAAGACTATCAGTTAGAAAACTATAATATCCAGGATATATAATAATATTAACTGGACTATCTGGTGCTGGTACTATAGCTTTCGCTATATTATACACATTTTGCAATTCATTTCCATTTATTCCAGGATTACTATTTCCACCTTTTACTGTTAAAAATTGAGTTCCTATTGTTGGAGCAAAATCACCTCCCCCAATTATTTTTCCATAACCGTCAATACATAATATAATTGTACCTCCACTTGAAGGTATTTCAAATGTACCTGGAGTAGTCAATCTACAATTATATAAACTTCCTGTTAATGCTCCACCTCGTGTAGAGTCACCAAAAGATTTACTTTTTGCTGTACAATTTATAAATGTTCCAGATGCAATACCATCAATTCCAAATGAAGTATTTCCAGCAGTACAATTTATAAATGTTCCAGATACATTTGCTCCAACTTCATTTGTTCCAAATGAGAAATCTCCAGAATTACAATTAATAAATGTACCAGATAAAGATGTTGAAGAAAATCCAGTTTCAGCAGTACAATTTATAAATCTTCCAGATAAATCTCCATTCTCTCCATTAAACAACGCACCGTCTGATGTTATATTTTCAAAATGACCAGGAAAGTCAGAAACACCTGATCCAAATGTGTTATTTGTTAATTTTAAATTTTTAAATGTTCCAGATAAAATAGTACTATTATCAATTGTGCTACCTTTAATTTGTCCTGAACAATTTTCAATCCTTAATCCAGGAAAATTTCCTCTTATTTCTAATCCCATACCTGTAAAATTTATACCAATTAATTTAATATTATCTGTGATAATTAATATACCACTATAACCAATTTCAATATCTAATTCCCCTGTTGAAGAAATTAAATTTATATAAGGAGTATCTAAACTAATTAATGATGTCATTCCATAATAACCAGGATAAATAATTATATTAATTGGACTAATTATTGTTGGATTTAAAGCCTTAGCTATATTATAAACATTCTGTAACTCAGCTCCATTTGTTCCAGGATCACTACTGATTCCTTTAACTGTTAAATATTGATTTCCATCTGATGGAGCAAAATCTCCTGCTCCTATTACTGCTCCATAACCGTCAATACATAACAGAATAGTACCTCCACTTGAAGGAAGTCCAAATGTACCTGGCGTAGTCAATCTACAATTATATAAACTACCTGTTAATGTTCCACCTTGTTTAGAATCACCAAAAGATCCAGTATTACCTTTTGCTGTACAATTCACAAATGTTCCAGATGTCATACAATGAGCACCAAATGAAGAATTTCCAGCATTACAATTAATAAATGTACCAGACACTTCTATTCCACTATTACCAAATGAATTATCACCAGAATTGCAATTAATAAAAGTAGTTCCAGATGATATAATACAACCTCCTCCTCCTCCAAATCCAGCATCATCACATGTACAATTTTCAAATGTCGCACCAGATGATATGACAGCTCCTCCTACACCAAATCCGTTTGCAGCATTACAATTTTTGAATATACCAGATATAATTTTAGTATCATAAAATAAATTTCCACCTTTATGATATATATTTTCAAAATATCCAGATGCTTCTTGTATATAACCAAATCCATTACCATTAACTAAATTTATATCTTTAAAAGTTCCAGATAAATTAGTATCTGGATACGTTAAAATATTACCCCCATCTATCATTCCTGAACAATTTTCAATCCATAACCCTGGAAAATTTCCAGTGAGTTTTAATCCACTACCTCCAAAAAATATACCTGTCAATTTAATATTATCTGAAATAACAATAGCGCCAGCAAATTCAATTTTAACATCTAATTCTCCTGTTGCTGATA